GCGGTCGACATCGAACCTGTCGAGTCGCGCGACGATCTCGTCGAGGCGCTTCGCGAGCGTCTCCAGGCGCGCGCCCTGCGAGGCGTCAATGATCGCGCCCTGTGCCTGGCTCTTCGCAAGCTCGCCGACGATCTGCCGAAGTTCCGTCACCCGCTCGCCCACGGCGGACATCTCCGCGCTCCATCGGCCTCCCATCCAGAGCAGCCCCGCGAACTGGAGCAGGATCGCTGCGAGCTGCGCGATGCCGAGCAGGTTTCCGAAGGAGCGGGGGCTGTTCGAGTCGGTGGTCATGTGCTGCCTTGTGGTGACGATCCTGCGAGCTTCGTGTGGATGCGGATCAGGACGCGCGACGAGTCGCACGGACGCCACTCAGGGCTTCCCGCCACCGACACGACCTCGTAGGCCACGTCGCCAGCCGTGCTCGCCTCGGTGATCCGGTCGCCCCGACGCGGAAGAGTCGCGATGCCACCTAGGACGAGCGCATCCATGCGCACGATGTAGTCCCGCGTCTCGAAGCGGAGCATGCCGTGCCCGTCATCGACGTCGAACGAGCTTCGCCCGACGCTCGCCGTGATGGCGACCGAGTCGCCGCCACGCGAGTAGGTCACCGGACGCGACAACTCCGCCGCGAGCTTCCCGGCGATGAACTCCGCCGCCCGTGCCATCAGGTCGGGCATGCGGGTCTCACTGGAAGAGCTTCACGAGCACGGTCGCGTCGGCGTCAGCCGCGGTCTTGACGACCTTGCCGATGAGCTTGTTGCTCGTCGCTGTCGCGGTCGCAAGCTGCGTGCCGCTCGCCCAGTAGACGGTCGTGCCGACGGCAATGCCGGTGCTCGCTCCCGTCGCCTTGGGGAAGGTGAACACGCCCTCGACCGCGAGCACGCCGAGCGTGTTCGCAGGGATGTCGCGCACGGCGACACCCACGAGGTCCACCTGCACCACCACCGCGCCTGCAGCCACCGCCGAAGCGGGGGTGTAGTCCACGTACCGTCCATCCTGCACGAAAGTCGCCATGAGCTGATTCTCCTGAATGCTGTGCCGTTGGTGGACCTAGACGGGCGCTCAGGCGCCCGCCATCTTCACGCCGCCGCGCCAGTCCTGGAGCGCCACGCCGAAGTCGAAGTAGCCGCGCATCTGGACGCCGAGCACGGAGAAGTCGGCCTCCGCCGTCTCGACCGTCGGGACGTCGCGCCCGTTGAGGAACGCGACCTCGATGAGCGGCACATCGGCGGGATTCGCGAGGAGGTACCACGCGGTCGAGCTGTTGCCGGTCAGGGTCGCGTTCGAGAGGTACGCCGAGTAGAGCGTGCGGAACTTGCCCGCATGCGGGTTCGCGGTCGGATACTTCGTGCTTGCCGCCGTGTCGCGGATCTCGGTCGAGTTCATCAGCTGCGCCGCGCGCGCGTTGAGCGCGGTGGGAACGAGGAGGACCGCAGGCGAGACGGCGAGCGGCTGGCCGTCCGCGTCGACCTGGTCGAGGAAGAGCTGCTCGGCCGCCGTGAGCGAGTCGATGCCGAAGGCGGTCGTCGCGCCGGACGCGAAGTTCTTGCGAGGGCTCGTGAAGAACGTGCTGTTTGCGAGGAACGCGCCCCAGAAGACCTGGTTCAGCTTGAGCGCGGCGCCGCGGCCGATGCGGGTCGGGAGCGCGGTCAGCGCGCCGAGATCATCGTTGATGATGTCCTGCCGCGTGACGGAGAACATCTTGCCGTAGGTCTTCACCTGGTTGGTGAAGCTCTCCTCGCTGACGTCGCCTGCCTTGAGCTCGCCCGCCGGACCGATCTCGTCATAGGCGAACGCGCCGTTGAGGCGGTAGGAAGTGATCTGCTTGAAGTCGCTCACGGAGCGGCTCGAGCTGATCTCGCGCCAGGTGCCTTCGACCGCGGTGAAGCCCGCGAGGAGGAACTTGTTGGCCACGTTCGAGAAGATGCCCGGGAGGGTCAGGTTCGAGAACGCCGCCTGGAGCACGCCTCGCGTATCGCCCTTGATCGAGCGTCCCGTGTGGCCGTTGGCCCATGCGGCCTCGAGCAGGATCTCCTGGAGGCCGATCCCGCGACCGAAGCGGCGGTCGGCTGCGTCGAGCGTCTTCTCGTCGAAGTGCCGCTCGAGGCCCGAGAGTCGGCCAGCCTTGCAGAGCGCGGCCTCGACGACCTCTGGGCCTGCGTCGTTCGCACGCACATGCGCGGCGGGTGCACCGGCGAGCGGGCGAGAAGCCCGCAGCACCTCGAGCTCGGTCCGCGTCGCGTCCCAGCCCTCGGCGATCGCCGTGGCCTCGATCTCGGCGTGCCGCCCGGCGCAAGCCTTGCGAATCGCGCCGATGCGGGCGCTTTCGGCCGCTGCTTCGGCGCGCATCTGCGCCGCGATCGAGTTGGTTTCGGCGGCGGGAGCCGCGGCCTGTGCGACGTTCTCAACTTCGGACATCGTGTGTTCCTCTGCGTTTCCTGCGGCCGCGGCCGCGATGCGTGCTTCCGTGTCGTCGTCGGCGCCAAGCGCGACGAAGCTGACCTCACCCAGTACCGACCGACGCACGATCGAGACCGGACCTTCGAAGGTCCGGCCGTTCGCGATCGCCGTGCGCCCCTTCGGGACCTGCTCCGTCTCGGTGGCGTAGGCGCCGACAGATGCCTGCCATGGGAATCCATTCATGCCCGCCTCGACGATCTCGCGGGCGACCGGTCCAGCTCCGCTCACGATTCCCGCGACCCGGAGCACGCCGTCGACGACCGACACGCTGTCGGTGTGGCCGACGATGAGCGACGGGTTGTGATCCTTCAGGATCGGCCGTGGCTTGGAGCTCCAGGCGATGCCCGAGAGGTCGAGCACGGTCGGGTGACGCCAGCCCCGGAGCGTCATCGCGCCGCCGGTGTAGGCGCTCATCGCGAACCGGCGGAGAGTGGGAGCCGAAGGTTCGGCGGTGGCGTCGGGCGCGGAATCCGCGGCGAGCATCTCGACCGTCGCGGACATCGCGAGCGCGACGGGGCGCGAGGGGTGCGGGGCTTCAGGCGTCTTGGTCGTCATTCGTGTCCTCGTCGGAGGGGCCATCGACAGGCTGATCGTTCCGCGTGGGGGCGCTGTCTCCGGCAGGTACCGACGGGGCCACGGTGATGCCGAGCTCCTCCATGAGCGCAAGCTCTCTCGCGCGCTGGCGCAGCTCGGCCTCCCAGTCCTTGCCCTGCCGGGCGAACTCGCTTGCGAGCGTCGTGGTGTGGTTGGCGAGGCGCGTCGCTTGCGCGGATGCCTCCTTCGCCGGGTCGACGTGCTCGGTGCCATCCCAGAACCACTGGTGCGGCAGCGACTCGAGCACGCGCACGCGCGGGGGGACGAGCGACTCGATGAGCTTCGCCTCGTCGAACCACTCCGCGAGCACGCGGTCGAGCACGGTCCGGGCCATATGCGCCTGGTCGATGCGGATCGCCTTGAAGTAGGTCTGGTGGTCGAGCCGCCCGCTTGCGTAGTTGTAGCCCGAGCTGTTTCCGGCCGCGACGTTGAACGGCATGTTCAGGCAGCGGGCGATCTCGTTCAGGATCTCCCGCTTGAACTCGCCGTAGGAGGTCGTCGGCTGCTCGGGCTTGACCTGCGACATCTTCCAGCCTGCCGGAAGCGTCAGCAGCGAGTTCGCCTCGAGCTCGATCGTGTCCATTGGCTCGACCGGGTCGGCCTCGCCGTTGGCCGGTGCGTCGGTCTCGACGGTGCCCGCGAAGTTCGCCGCGGTCTCCGCGGCCGAGAGCACCGCGATCGTGTAGCGCCTCAGCTGCGCGAAGAGCGGGAGCGCTGGAACAAGATCGGGGATGCCTCGGTGCTGCTCGGGTCTCGCAGGCATGAAGTAGTGAACGATCCGCGAGGCTTCGTAGACATCCGATGCGAGCGTCACAGACCGGTCGCCGGGGTGGTCGCGAAGCACGCAAGCACGCGGTAGGCCACGGGGTTCCCCGAGGCGTCGTAGACGATGCCGTCGACTTCGTAGGGGCCGAGCACGCCGTAGTTGAGGCTGGCGACGCGATCGGCCTCGATGAGCCCGACGTCGAGCTTGACGGGACCGGGGACGACCGGATTCGAGGCGAGCTTCGCGAAGCACTCGCCCGAGTGGGCGCGCGCCATGCGCATGGTGCGCAGGCGGTCGGCCAGGTTGATCGACCGCGCCCACGCGTTGAATGCCTGCTCGATTGCGTTGTTCGCGTCGGGGTCGTCGGTGAGCACCTGGAGGCGCGGGCCGGTGCCGACGACGTCGTTGGCAAGCGTCGCGACGATTCCTGCCGCGTAGCTGTTGTTGGCCGACTCGTAGCGAGCGCGATTGCGCAGGGTCCGACGCACCTCCGGCGTGGCTGCGGCGTCGGCTGAGAGCCCGTCGGCGTTCGCCCAGTGCTTGCGGTTGGCGTCGTTCGTGATGGCCGCGTCGTAGCGGGCGCGGACCTGGAGCTGGCGCGGGGCTGCGGGGCGGCGGGTGCTCCGCCCGAGGATGCCTGCAAGCCAGCCCATCAGGCCGGACCTCCCGCCGCGGGCGGGACGATGCGCGAGATACGCAGGCCGCGGTGCCGCCGGGACATCGCCTCCTTCGAGGCGGTGAAGCGCTCGGCCGCGATCTGATCGGGAATCGAATGCTGCTCGACGCTACCCGCGTCGTTCGAGGCCTTCTTCAGGCCGAGGGCGTTCTCGCGGATGGCTTCGGTGATGGAGGGAGTCGGGTCAGGCATGGGGCTTCACCCGTGCCGACAGAATCGCCTCGCGTTTGGCGTGTCGACGTTCGGAGGTGCGTGCCGCTCGCAGATCGGAGAGTCTGAAGGCTCGCCCCGCATCGACTCCGAGTGCTGTCTCGCGCCTGCGGTGTCGCCGCTCGCGCTGAGCAAAGGTGTTCACCGCACGCGCGGGATTTCGGCCTTCGAGCGCGGCGAGCCACGCTTCCTGCACCGCGTCCTCGCGGTCGATGCCCGGACAGAGCCGTAGCTCCAGCGCGAGCTTCGCGGCAAGCGGCGTGTTGGGAAGTTCGGCTCTGAGGGATCGCATCCACCCCGTGCCGACGTCGGGCGGGTGGCAAACCGGGCATTCCGCGCGCAGGCCAGACGATCCTTCGATCAATCGAACGATCAGGACTCCGACTCCCGCGTCGATGTCCGCCTGCCGCAGTGCCTGCACTCCCGCCTCCTGAGCACCTGGCCCTTGGGAAGCCGACGGAGGTAGACGACCCGCAGGTGCTGGCAGCCGCAGGCGCGGCAGGACAGCCCGAGCTTCGCGCCGTCCTTCTCGAGCCCCGTCCGCTTCTCCCGCGGCATCACCGGCCTCCCTTGCGGATCGCCGAGAGCTTCACGCGCGGCCTCGCGACGACCTTTGCGTCCGTGCCGAAGAGCACCGATCCCTCCATGCTCGCCGCGACCGCGCAGCCGACGAGGCAGTCGAGCCAGTGGTTGTCCGCACCCGCAAGCCGGAGCTTCCACTCGTCGACCACGCGGCCGCGGCCCTCGGTCTTCACGCGGTACTCGCTGGTCAGGTGCGCGGCGAAGACCTCGTGCGCACGCGAGTCCCGGCCGAAGAGCGAGAGCGATCCCGGGTCGCCGTGCGGCACCGCGAGGCGGGCGTGCACGAAGCTCTTCCAGAAGTTGGTGTCGAAGGTCACGTGCCGCACGGCGCGCTTGCCGCTGACGGTCGGGATGCGCCAGTTGAGGCCGACCCGCTCCCCGCGGCGGCGCTTGTAGTCGCTGAACGGCACGCTCGACGCGCCGACGTAGCGCCCGTGCGACGGCATCACCGTGCCCGCGTGCTTCGTCTCGCGGCAGAACTGGTAGACGACA